ATCATCAATCATCTATATTAGGCAATAAAAAGGGGAAATAAATTAATAGTTCCCCTAATTATTTTTCCGATTAGTACTACTTACGGAATAAACCCACTAACACCAACAATGCGACGAGTCCTGCGAACCCAGAATCGCCGAACTTGTTTATGATAGATGTCAGGTTACCGATAACATTTACACCAAAGATTCCACTTCCAAAGATTACTTCAGAAATAGCACCAATGGCTACAAAGGACATTAATAGATGAGCTATGTCGTCTACCCACCCTTTGACGAGTGTTATGACTTCCTTCATTGGTCTTTCTCCCGTTAGTTATTGTCATATGTCGGTTACTTTTCCGACAATAATAACTATTGTATATATTTTATAAACGATTCCAGTATATATTTATATACGACTATTTTTTGGATATTTAATATTTATTATTGTAATAATATAGGTAATCTTATGGCAATAGATTTTGAAGTATTCGAGGGAAAAACCCTCTCAGATGTATTCAAAGACATTTACGACAATTCCAAACGAAATAAAGAACAATTAGAAGTCTTGATGAAAGAAGTTGTTGGTTTCATAAAAGACGGCGATACCGCTGTGCAAATCATTCCAATGTTGAAAGAATATTTAGAAATCAATGTAAAGAATGATGAACAACTTGTCAAATTGGCAACAGTTGTACAGAGAATTGCTACCAGCCACGTAAAAGGAGATTCTGATGAGGAATTTGGTTTGAGTGATAAAGAAAAAGAACAGTTATTAAAAGATATAGAGGTAGTAGCAAAAGGAACACAGGGTATTACAGATAATATTACACAATCGAAAGAAAATTAAATGGCATGGACAGATATCAAAGATGATGGTGTCAGACGTGAAGGTAATGAATTATTAACCTACGATTCTGCATTAACATTAATTGAAGAACTTAGATCAGAATCTAAATTTTATGAATTAGAACCTGCAGAGGTTTTGTTTGTTTATACTAATCCTTTTCATCAAAATTTTCCATTATTATCTTCAGGTGATCCAGATTTATCTTTTTTGGGTGCTGTACGGGCAAGATTTATTTATTCTGAGCAAGGTGAACTTATAGATAATTGTCATGATTTTAAACCATTGAATTCAAACATTTATACCGTACCAGTTATTGGAGAATTAATAGTTGGTGTTAATTATGGTGCTGAGAAAGATTCAGAATCTTATTTTTATATTTCAACTATTAATTATGATGGTATTGTAAGTAATAATGACAGATTTGGGGCTAGTGTAGGACAATCAAGAGATACTGATTTTAGTGAAACTGGATTTATATTACCAGAGCCAGGTAAACAAGGTGATTATTTTGATAATAAAGGTATAAGTAAAACAATACCATTTGAGGGTGATACTGTTATTGATGGTAGATTCGGAAATTCAATACGACTTGGCAGCAATCAAGTAAACGAACCCGAAGAGGACTCGTCACTAATACATTTAACAGCAGGACGTACAAATGTAGTAGAAGATATTGATAATGATAAGTCTACAATATTACTTGCTGATAATACACCACTTGAATACAGTCAAGCATTTATACCACAAGTTGGAAATTTCTCTGATAAATCAGAATCAGAAATACTTATTAATAGCAATCGAATTATATTAAATTCAAAAAATAATGGGAATATAGGAATATTAAGTAGTGGTAACATTTCTATTGGAGCTCGTGGTGAAACGGTAATAGAATCACCAGATAATGGTAATATAAAATTTGGTGGGGAAGATGCAACAGAACCAGGAGTACTTGGTGAAGAATTAAAAAAAGTACTTGATATACTTTTAAAGGCAGAAATTCAAAAGAATACTGTACTTATTGGAGTTAATACGGTAACGGCTACAGCTAAAACTGCAGCTGGAGATGCACCAGGAGCAGCTAAATTAGTAAAACAAAATGTTGAATTACAAAAATTAAATTCTGAGATGGTTCAGGTGATAGCAGTCGGCCCATATTTAAGTAAGATAGTAAAAACAAAGTAATAATAGGAGTTATTATGACTAAAAATGATCTTGTAAAAATAATACGAGAAGTAGTTAAACGAGAAGTAAAAAAACAAGTGAACGAGATACTTATTAGAGAACAACGCACTTCAGCGGTATCTTCAAAAAAATCTAAACCTATTAGAAAACCAGTTCGTAAGAAGAAAGAAAAACACTTTACTTCTAACGAAACTTTGAATCAAATTTTAAATGAAACCATTGGTGGTATCGAGGGAAATAAAGGTGGTGGTAATGGAGAGTTTGATGAATATCCAGATTTGGGTGGTCAACCATTTGATTCCACAAGAATGGCTGAGACTTTGGGTTATGGAGATATGATGAGAAGTGGTGGAAATAAAGAAGTGGCTCGAGAAGTGGGGGCCGTTAAAACCATTAAGGATGCTGGATTGTCAGTTGACCAAGTACCCGAAGGTGTTGTAAATGCTATGACAAGAGATTATAGTGATTTGATGAAAGTGATAAACAAAAAAGGTAAATAATAAATGTCAACCGTAAGAGAAATAAATGAAAATCCTGATGTATTTGTTGGAGTTACTCTTCCAATAGAATATGGCCATACAGGACATTTTAAACAATCCGGAACTATCAAGGAACAAGCTTATAGTAATATAAAAAATGTAGTTCTTACGGGAAAAGGTGAGAGAGTTGGACAACCAGAGTTCGGATGTGATGTAAATAGAATTATATTCGACCCTATTACTGAAGATACTTCAGACATTATTGAAGAGTCAGTTAGGGATGCAATTTCTGTTTGGCTACCTTATATATCAATTCACAATGTATTTGTTTCTTTTTCTGAACATGATAATAATAAAATAATATTATCAATAGAGTATACAGTAGATGTTGAGGATCCAGATTCAGTTGAAAGTATATCATTTAATTTTAATGTAGGAATATAAAATGCCAGATTACGGAATAAATAAAAAATCAGTATCAAAAGAAATACGATATCTCGGTAGAGATTTTACTGCGATAAGAGAAAATCTTATAGAGTTTGCAAAATCATATTTTCCAAATACATATAATGATTTTAATGAATCATCACCTGGAATGATGTTTATTGAGATGGCTGCATATGTTGGTGATATAATGAATTATTATGTAGATAATCAATTTAGAGAATCTTTATTACACTCGGCCGAAGAAAAGAAAAATATTTATAAGATTGCTCAGGCATATGGTTATACGCCAAAACTTTCACATCCAGCAACAGCAATTTGTAATTTTGGTGTTGAAGTTCCTGCTACTACAGATGATGACAGTACGTATAGACCAAATTTAGATTATGCACCTATACTTAATGCAGATAGTATGTTTGGTGCATCAAATGGTTCAGAGTTTAGATTATTAGATGATATAAATTTTAAAGTATCATCATCACTTGATGAGATGGATGTAAAGATAGCTGATTATAATGGATTAATTCCAATAAAATATAGATTAACTAAAAAAGGAATTGTAGAATCTGGAAAAAAAACATCTGAAACCTTTACTTTTGGTGGAGCTGAAAAGTTTAATAAAATTGTACTTAGTAATGAAAAAGTTATTCATATAATTTCAGTAATCGATAGTGATAATAATAAATGGTATGAAGTTCCATTTTTGGCACAAGATACAGTATTTGAATCAGTAGCAAATACATCAGACAGTGATCCAGAATTATCTGGGTTTTCAAATGATACTCCATACCTATTAAAGTTAATAAAAAGTTCTCGAAGATTTACAAAATACATTCGTAGTGATGGTAAAACAGAATTAAGATTTGGTGCAGGAGTTTCATCTAACCCAGATGAAGAGATAATTCCAAATCCAGATAATGTAGGTTCATCCTTGGCAACAGGATTGACTAAACTTGATACGTCATATGATCCAAGTAATTTTTTGAAAACAAGAACATTTGGTTTATCACCAAGTAACACCACATTAACTATAAAATATAGTTATGGTGGTTCAATTAATGATAATGTATTAAGTAATGAGATATTAAATAAAAGAGAAGTTAAATGGACTCTTGAAGAAAGTGGATTAGTAGGTGGTGATGTTACTACTATGAAAGGTAGTTTAGTACAAAAAAATCCAGAACCAGCAACTGGAGGTTCTGATGGAGAATCAGATTTTGAAATTAGAGAAAATGCTTTAGCATATTTTAATACACAAAATCGTACTGTTACTAAAGAAGATTATATTACAAGAGTTTATTCTTTACCACAAAAGTTTGGTAATGTTGCTAAGGCATATATAGTACAAGATGAGGCTTTACTAAATGAACAAGTTCTTTCGGTAAATGGACAATCAGTAACAATACCAGTTAGTAAAATTCCAAATCCATTAGCAATGAATTTATATACATTAGGGTTTGATAAAAATAAAAATTTAGTAAGATTAAATACGGCAGTAAAAGAAAATATAAAAACGTATTTATCACAATATAGATTGATGACAGATGCTATAAATATTCGTGATGGATATATGATTAATATTGGAATTAAATTTGCAATCATTACTCAACGGGGACATAATAAAAATGAAGTATTGTTTAATTGTGTAGAAGAGGTGAAGAAACATTTTGATATTGAGAAATGGCAATTTAATCAACCAATTGTGTTGAGTGATATAGCATATAAAATTTCTTTAGTGGATGGAGTAGCAAGTGTTGTTCCACCTGGTGATTCTAATTCGTCTATGATATTGATAGAAAATAAGTGGAGACACTCTCAAGGGTATTCTGGTTATGTTTATGATATAAGTTCAGCAACCAAAGATGGTGTAATATATCCATCATTAGACCCAAGTATATTTGAAGTGAAGTTTCCAAATTCTGATATACAAGGTAGAGTAGTAGGAGATATGTAATGTTTTATTTCGAATACCCAATAGCAGATACAACACTTTATGAAGCAACACCAAGTTCATCTATAAACACAGGACTTGATGAGATTTTAGAAGTAAGAAAAGATATGAATGATCTCGGAACACAAATTGATGTGTCGAGAATTTTGATGAAATTCAGTTACAATTATATTTCAAAATCAATACAAGATGGAATTATACCGAGTACTGCAAAATACTATATAAATCTTTATGATGCACAATCATCTGAATTGGCAGTAGAACAAGATTTATATGCATATATTGTGAGTCAAAGTTGGGATGCAGGAACTGGATATTATAGTAGAGATCCTTCACGAACTGATGGAGCAAGTTGGAAGTATAGTGATAATGCAACTACCGCAACACAATGGGTAAGTGGTAGTGATACACAAGGTGGTACTTGGTTTACTGGAAGTATAGGTGCAACAGCTGCTGAATATAATGTTAGTTCATCTTATGCATTGAGTTATGAGACTGAAGATATTAGAATGGACGTAACTGATTTAGTTAAGAGTCATATTTACTCAAGTTCAGTATATCCAAATAATGGTTTTATAATTAAACGAGAAAATTTACCTACAAGTCAAAGTGCTACAACAACATTTGATCCTACCACGAGTACTGGATCAGCAGAATTTAATACTACATTTTATGGTAATTTAAAATATTTCTCAAGAGAAACCAATACAATCTATTCACCAAAGTTAGAAGTTGAGTGGGATGATTCAAGTTTTTCAACTGGGTCAACTTGGATGGCACCTGTTTCATCATCTGAAATAGATCAATTAACGGTTTATTTTAAAAATTTAAGACCTGAATATAGAGAAAAATCTAAAGCAAGAATTAGATTTGGTGGTCGTGAGTTGTATCCTGAAAGAGGATTTGAAACTACACCCAAGGCCCTTACTGTTAAACATCTACCAAGTGGAAGTGGTGCAATGGGACAAGGTACTTATTATTCTGTAAAAGATGCAAGTACGGAAGAAGTTATAATTCCATTCAGTACAGGTTCACTTGTAAGTTGTGATGGGTCAGGTAATTATTTTAATATATGGTTTGATGCATTTCAACCAGAAAGACATTATAGATTTCAAATTAAAGTTGTAAGTGGTAGTGGTGCTGATAAACAAGAATTGATTTTTGATGATGGATATGAATTCAAAGTAGTGAGGTCGTAATGGCTACTAATTATTTGAGTGCTTCCAAGTTATCTGGTACATATCAAAATATGTTAGATGTAGATAATATAGAAAGAGAAAAACAATTGGAAGATGCATTTACAAAGGCATCTTTGAATAGAGGAGAAGTTAATGAAACTAATTTACTCAGAGATACAAATGGTTTTTTAATTAGTTTTTCGGATGAAGATAACAATTCTACTGAAGAGTATTATCAATTATCTCAAATATTAAATATTAAAAGTGTGATAGATAAACCTCTTCTGAAATCAGTATTAAAAGAAAAAATGGAATTCAAACAATTTAAACTAACTGAACCAACACCCTCAGATGAAGATTTGGTTAATTTAGAAGCGGTACTTAGAGAAAAAATAAAATTATATGAAAACTTAATTGAAGAAGCACAATCAAGTGGCTAAGGGATAAGATGCCTAATCGAAGAGGATTATCAAATAAAGATAAAAATATATTAGTAAAACCAACTACCCAAGAAAATAATTTTGGTGTAGTAGGTGACTATGCTATTCTGAATGTGTATGATTCAAATGAAGAGTTATATGATGGTTATGTATTATCTTATGAGAATTTTATTTTA